TCTTTTTTTGTATATGGCATTTTCTATCTCACTACCTTAAACGAATGATTCTCATCAAAATATTGTACAGTTTCATCGGCAGTTCCACTACCACTAACAACCTTATAATTTATTCTATAAAATCTTTCTGATTGTAATCCGTCCATCCAAAAATTAAAATAATTACCTGTACTATCACAACTTACTTTCGAACCACTTCCGAATGGAACAAGAACGTCCTCTGTATAAGCATCTTTAATTTGATAATATGTACTTCCACTTGGTAGATATTTTACAGTATTATACCCAGTAGAATATTGAGTGGATGAATAAGTTCTTTCAGGAAATCTTTCTCTCCCAACAACTCTAAATTTTACTTTTGATTTCTCTTTATATTTTGATCGGAATCCTCTCATATAAAGTACCATATCTTCTAAATTATCTGAAGAAAGTGCCGATAAAGAACCAGTTGTCCATTTTGAATCGTCCCATAAAACTTCTAATTTTGGTGGATATATCGTATGAGTTTCACGAGAAAAGAAACTAAAATGTCCATAACGAGTAGTATTTCCTTCTTCAACATTTGAATCTGTATTTCCAATACTACCACTTCTCTTTAACATAAATCCTTCATTTGGAACTGTACTATGTAACCATTTCCATACAATATCAGTTACATCCATTCTTAAATCTGCAGGTTCATGAGTGAAAGATTGAGAAGCTTCATATCCACTTCCACTATACCAAGTTCCACCAGAAGCAGAAATTTCATTCCATTGAGTTTTTTCAATCGAATTATCTTTCCATTTCCAACTTGCCCCATCTTCTACCATCGGAAAATAATCATATTTTCCAGAACCATTTTCCCAAGATTGACTTACTGGATATGTATATAAAGTTTGACTTACATTAAGGTCTGATGAATTTGCATCATATGAATTTAAATAAAATTTTGTTTGTGAACCTGATGTAATTAATCCTGATGATATTGATTTTGATACATAAGTCAAATCAAATTTAATTAACGCACGAGAAACATTTGTTGCAGAACCATCGGCGTTCATATCTTTTCTGACCTCAAGAATTTCGTCTTGGCCGGTGTTCATACTATGGCTCATTTCATATAATGTTGTATCTTTTGTTGCGTATTCAAAATAATGCATTTACACTCTCCCCTTAAAAAATCATACCAGCAGAATCACCGATTGATCTTCCTTCTATATCTGCATTAGGATTTTTTAATTCAAATATGGATGGATCCAAAGAAGGATATACAACACCATTCTTTGTTGCATAATTTATATCATAAATATTTCCAGAATATCCACCTGCAGTTTGCCATTTATTAGTAATTAATACAGGATGTTTTTGTGGATTATTTTCCGATGGTGGAACAACTGCCCCAACACCATCTACATTTGAAATAACTGCGGCCAGTTCTGCAATTACAATTGGTTGATTTATTTGCCACCTATCTATGTTAAAAAACGCTTTAACTCTTTCTATACAATTTAAAGTTACTTCATCCTTATTAAATCCTCTACGGGCTATATAAACAAATTTTACTCCAATATTAATAATCCATGCATTTTTAATATTAACCGCATCTGTTACTATTCTATACTGACTAAGATATGTTTTAAGATTTTCTTTAATTGCCACATTAAGTTGGGTAAGTTTTTTATTTTCATCATATCCAAGTGTATATAAATTCAATGCCATTGGATTTGGAAGTCTTTTAATAGATGATTGTATATTTTTGCTTTTAATTTCTTCTAACTGTCGTTCATCAACAAAAACACTTGAACCATCGGAAGTCTCTTTTTGCATACTCGGAATATTTAATTGTTCATCTTGAACAATATAAGCCTTTGCCACTGCTCCATATTTATTGCCCATCGCATAAGTTCTTGTAATATAATCCTCTTTTGTTACCGTCCTACCTTGTGCCTGAAAATATGCTAAAGCGTTATTTTTAATTTCAGTTGTAGATTCTGCCGATTTTCCTCCCGTTGCTGGATATGGGTTGGTTACTGCTACAGAATTTTGGGTTGAACTAACTAAACCCGAATCGAGTTTTGAAGTTTCATGGGTAAAACTAAAATTGGTAATACTGTTTATAGTTCCTGCGGCCACATTATCACTAATCCCACCACCAGTTAAATATTTAACAGTAAGAGTTGTATTTGCCGGTGCCTGTCCATATGCTTTTGTTTTAAGAAAATTTGCTGGATCAAAATAAGTATCAAGTTTAGATGGACTACCTGGCAAAGATGAACCTACTGAACTTGGATTTGGAATAATTTCTTCATCTGGACTATCTGATACTCCAGAACCAAATCTTAATTCAGTTTTACCATCTTGAATAATATAAGTAACAAATCGTCTTGGTGTCTTTTTTAATTTTAACAAATAAGGAACTGTATCATTATATTGAACCAAACTTGGATCAGTTGCTGCTGTATTCTCTACATCTATAAATGTAGTATCTTGTGCTAAAAATGGAACTTCATACCATATATTACTATCACCATCTATTACTGAAATTATTTCTATAACATTTGACTTGGCCAATTTTACTCGTGGATATGACTCGGCCGTACCAAAAGAAAAAGATTCTGTATTTATTTCTCCACTCCGTACCTGTGTACTTTTTTTCAAAAGATAAAGTGAAGGAAGGTTTGTAGTCTGATCCGTTTCATATACATTAATATCTAATGGATCAAAAGAACTTGAAAATTTAAAATTACAATCTTCTAACATAGTAAACTTCGTATCACCAGTTGAAGTAATTTGTGTACCTTCATCTACAGTCAGTGCGTATCTCATATCAGGCTTTACAACTATTCCAGATCCAATTGCAGGTACGGTTTGGAAAACATCAACATTTGTAGAAGATGGTCGAGTTAATCTTGGTTTATATCCGTAAACCTGTGCCATTTCATATATAGTTTTCTTTTCTTCTGCATATGCCAATAACATTTCTTTAAATTGTGTATCTACATAATATGAAAGAACATCACCAACATAAGATGCCATTTCTATAAACATCATTCCAGGTGAAGCTTCGTTGAAATCATTATAAGTATTTGGATAATAAGTTTTTGCAAACTCTATCAAACCCTCTCTAAAGGCACCAAAATCTTTGTTTAAATATCTAACATCCTTTTGGACTCTTGCCATTTTATTTCTCCACTAAATTAGTCGCCAGCACCCTGTATAAATAAAGATATAGTATCATGAACTGTTGGGTTCATTACAAGACCAAATTCAAGTAAAATATTTAACTGATTTATTTCTATCTCATCTGGTTCAACATTTAACTTATTAACTGTTACATGAGGTAGCCATGATGCCATAGCCGTTGATATATTTTCTTCAACGGTTGATATTACCTGATCAGACATTGGTTCAAATAAAACTAAAAGTAAATCTGCACCAAAAGATGGCTGTCCTACCCTTTCACCTTTATTTGTTAAAAGTAAATTTCTAATATTATTTCCTGTTTGAGAAAGTGTAGTTGGTGTGCCAGGGAAAAATCCCTTAACATCATCATGTTTTAAAGGCAATTCTAATCCAATTACTGTATCTGGATCTAAATCTAATTCTAATGAACTTCTTGCTCTACCCACTATTTACTCCTTTATGGACGAAAATTCATCCCGTCCTTTTTCTGGTCAATTGCTTTCATAACTGCTGAATAATCTCTCGTTAATGCATTTTGTACATGGTCGGGAACTTGATCAACTGAAACACCGGCTTTCTTTATAGAATCTACCGCTGCTATTTCTCGTTTCTTTTCCTTCGCCTCTTCTGTATTTCCTAAACCAGTTGCCCCAACAAGTACATCATTCATCTTACTGGTATCATAAACTCCACCACCCATCGTTGGATATCCACTACCATCACCCTGTGGTACTCCACCAACGGTTTCATTTAGAACTTTGTTAAGTGTCTCATTTGATGTATAATGAACTTCCTTTTTAGGTTTCGTTTTATACTGTTTCCTAATAGGTTCTTTGAACTCTTTTTCGGTTATTGGTTGTGAAACTAATTCGGTAAGTGAAGATGAATTTTCTTCTTTAATAAATATCTCATTCATTTGTTTTTTAACTTCCTTACGAACTACTGCTTCGATTATTTTTATTAGTTCTTGTTTTTTCATTATAGACTCCCATTCTATATTATTGTACTACTAATTACTCCTGGTATCACAGCTGGTGGTTTGATAACCGCTCCTGTAAAAACTGTAGCTAAAAAAGATGCAGTAATTATAGTTGCCATACTATCACAAACATCTTCTATACCACCACCACCCATTCCAACTGCTACAGCTGGTGCTAAAATCGGTGGAACTGACATTACACTTGCTCCTGTTGCTGAATGAGCTGGTGTACCAAAATTTATCATTAAAGCTGTGGCTGAAACAATACCCGTTGTTATTTGTGTCATTGTCGGATCTTGTGCTTTAAAACTACCTACTATCGCTGCCTTCAATGGAGCTTTAGCCGCATCAACACCACTCACCTTCAACTTAAAACCTAATGATGTCGGATCTGGTATTGGTGCAAGTGCCGGTGTAAGTGCTGGACTACCAATAGGTATTATCTCAGCATCTTTCATAAAATCTATTATTGCTGTTGCCATTCCTTCAGCTGAATCTGATTGTGTTGATTCTCCATCTTGTGCTAATTTACTATAATTATCAACTAAAGCTGTTTTAAGTTTATTTTTGTCCAGTGCCATTATTCTTCTGGTTTCATTAATAAGCCACACAACCGTGCTCTTATTGTTTCTACTCCAGCTTTCCACGCTTCAATGGCTGGTGTATTTGTAGGTCCTCCACTAATTGGTCCACTTGGACCGGCTCCCGTTGGAATACCTGCTAAATTTAATATTGTTTGACCCAACTCTATAAATGAATTACAAACAGAGTCTAATATATTTGTAAGTTCTTCTCCATATACGAGATGTTGTTGTCCCATATCATCTCTCTCTTTTACATATCCTGTTATACCCTGTGCCTTACCACCTATCCGCAAAAATGAACCTTGGTTATCTTTTAATCCTGCACAATCATCAAGATGTAATATTGCACCCTTACAAGATTGTAAATGTGCCTTATCATCAAGTGTTAAAAAAGATGGACATGCACTTGATATTAAAACCTTTTCCCCAATAGAGATTCCACATGCTGAAGCTAAATCGGATGGAAATGGTTCAGGCTCTCCACTTTCTGGATGACCGCCTCCTACAACCCTATCCATAGCATCTGGACCAACTAACACACTATATTCTCCAGTATAAAATCTAATTCTGGGAGTAGACACACAAAATTGTCTATCTGCATCAATTGTAAATGACCAAGGTGTTCCCCACCCAATTCCAAGTGCAGAATAACCCATGATTTCATTTCTTTTTGTATTAAATGTAATCCTATCACTATTAATTACAATCTGTTTTCCACCATAGATAGGATTTTTATCAAGGTGAACTTTTGACATTAACCGATGTTTTTGAGAATTGGATTTTGTTCTATCTAACTTTACAGATTGATCAGTAGTCATCCAAATAGAAGAACCATCAGCATTTATATCTTCTTTAACTGTCTTTCTTAAAGTGATGTCATTTTTTAAATCCTCTACTATTCCACCCTTATCAAATGCATCCGCATCTAATAATTGTCCTGCTCTAATAATAATATTTGGGGAATGTTGAGTAGAATCTCCGTCTTCATGAGAATCTGGTATTATATTACTACCAAATCTTATAGACTGTCCCCACCTACCTTGATAAATATTATCACCTTGATAGGGCCAGATTCTACGTATATCGAGTAAATCCACTGGTTCAAAATGTTCATATTTAAAATCTTCTTCTTCACTCTCTTCATCACGAAACCCACTCAGACCTGGTCTTAAATTAATATTTGGTGAATTAAAAAGGTTTAATGGTGAAATATAAAATCCTTTGTTTTGAAAATTGACTAAAATTACTAGCTCTCCGCGGATTGGAACAGTAGAATTATTAGGATCTAATGGGAAAATAGGCATAAGGGCATCAAGTGGTAATTGATCTCTTTGACTCTTGACTCCTCTAGCTCTTACTCCACCCATCATGTTCCAATCTTTACCAGAACCATCTTCTAATTCAGGAAGTTGATCTTCTGTTAAAATCACCTCCATTACCTCTGCCAATTCTAATTCATAAAATTCTGGTGGGTCATAACCGGTCGAGGCCTCGTTAATGAGTTGTCGAACCGCATTCCGCCCGAGAAAACCTCCAGATGCCTTGTCATGACGCACTACGGGATTCGACCCTAGCCAGCCAGATCTACGTCTTCCGGATTTTCCCATTTTTAATTATCCTTAACTGTTTGTATATCTTCTGATATTTCATCTGATTTCTTTTGTATATCTACAACTACATCATCTATACTTTTGAGTAATTGTTCTTTCTCTTTATCTGATAAACCGAATTCTGCCTCTGAGCCACCTTTGTTTTCGGCAGCAATCAATCGTTGTACAACAGTTGCCAGTTTGACAAGTTGTTCATCATTCTTTACATTTATGTCCAAATACTCTTTTATCATAGGAATTAACTGAATAGCCATATCCCCATCTTTGATAAATCCAGCAACTTCACCAACTAATACTTCAAGTTGTTTTTTATTATGTTTGGAATTATCATAAATGTCTTTGAACAATGATGATAGTGATTTACCCTCAAATAATTCGTAATCCTGACTCATTTTGATTTCCTCGTATTGTATTAAAAATAGATATTATAACTCATAAATAAATATAGAATAACCCAAAAACTGATGCATATATATTGAAATAAGAAAAATAATATATATTATATTTATTTATGTCGGAATAAACGTTCCGGCAACAGAAAACGGAAGTTAAAAATCCCTTTTTTGTTAAATGATAAGAACAAACGGGAGATAAACAATGAAGGAAGTCATCTCATTAGTTAAAGGCTGGGTGGACGATATAGCTCACCTGTTAATGTCCTTTATAGCCATAGGTGCTGTTTCTGAAGTAATATTTGGAACTGGAGTCTTTGGTGTTAATGTAATAGGTAACCTGACAGCTATCATAGATCAATTCGGCGAATCCGGTTTCGCTGGTTTAGTCGCTTTGTTGGTGTTGGTGGGTTTATTCCGTAAATAGCTATTATCGGATAATAAAAGGGGGGTCGTAAGACCCCTTTTTTTGGCTTATATGGGCAATAAAAAAGTACTCAAGTGAGTACTTCTTTATTTTATTAAATTATTATAAAAATGATCCAGTATTTGCCGTGTCAATTTGTCCTGTATTCGAAAATTCTCTCATAAGTTCCGTATTATATTTCTTCATAAGATTTACAATACGAGTAATATGTTGAGTTTTAGAACCAGTCATTTCACGAATGAGAATATACAAAGCCTTCTTATTAAAATTTTCTATATTTTCCCTTCGTCTAAACATTTCTAAAACAGCATCTGCAACAAGAATATCCTTTTGTCGTCTGAATATATTAGTAAGATTTTCATTCCAATATTCTAACATCTGATCAACATATTCTCGATTAAAACTTGCAACTTCTTTAAGTTCTTGCTTAGCACGAATGTTATTACCATAATCAAGTACATCCATTTTATCATGAATCTTATAATTCTTATAATTCTTATTATTATGAAGAATTAAATAATTCTTAGCAACAATACTGAAATATGAAAAAGCCTTTCCTTTACCTTCTTGAAATTTATGCATATTCATAACAAGAAAGGAAACTACTTCGTGTTTAACTTGTTCTGATGGAACATCAAAATAATAAAACTTAAATGTATGAATTATATTTTCTGCTAATTTATCAAATGGATGTGCAATATGTTCATTATAAATCTTATTTTTTAATCTAGCATCATCTGTATTATTATAACGGATTATTGCCTTTTCAGTTCCTATATTAAAATAATAATTTTTAGGTTTCTTCTTTTTCTTTACTGGTGCCTTAGCTTTATTCACTTATTTCCTCTCCTTCTGTTAGGTCATTTAATTCATTAACTACTTCTTTAATCGAATCGAATATAGAACCTACCTCATCATCTGATTCAAAATGGCCAGTAGAATCTATTTCTTTTAATTCTTGTTGAGCATGTGTTATTTTATCAGAAAAATCCTCTACCCAAGTTTCAAGTAATTCTGTTTTTCTTGTCAGATTCCAAATTACATATCCTTCTGCAAGAACAATTAATCCTAATACTATTTCTATAATCATGATTTATCTCCAAACAACTCATCAAATAAGTCTTGATGTTTATTTTCTAAAACGGGATCTTTATGTTCCTGTGGAACACCATTCTGGTCTTGTTTTGTCACAGTAACATTTTTTATATTTTCTACTCTACTTTCCATTTCTTCTTTCTCATCTTCATCACCACGTTTCCATTCATCATATTCTACCGTTGTTGCCATGTGGTCTGCCCAATGAAGAATGAATGGTAAATGATTTTTGAGAGAACGTTTTGAATCAAACACTTTCATATAGTATGTATTCGCCTCATCATATAACCCATCAGCAAGTTTGATTGCAAGAGTTTCATTTAAACTAACTTTCACTCCGAAATGTTGTAAGAGAAAAAGTGCTCTATCTGGTACTCTCATATTTGGTATATCTGTATTGGATGTATAAACTTCACCAAGAGTTTTACGCCTCCAATCATTATCCTGTGGAACATAATATTCATCATTTAAATCACCAACTTTACCCAAGTCGTGATGTAAGGCGGAAAAGACAAGTTCTTCGTCTGTCCAATTCTTATGACCACCTGCGGCTTCATAAGTGTCTGACATTTTTCGTGCTGTATCTACAACATGCAGAACGTGTTCTACATAACCACCTACATGACAATAATGGAATTCCTCTTTACCAGAAGCAGGTGCCATTATCATCCTATCCTCAAGGTCGTGATACATTTTTAGAAGTTTTTCGCGGCGTTCGCTTCCATCTTCAAATGTATCCTTTATAACCTGTATTAATTTATCCCAATTTTCCTGTAATTGGGCTTCACTTAATTGTTTCATTTATAACCTCTTATTTTATAATTTCCTTAATTTTCCTTTTTTAACTTTCATTCTATGTTGATATGAACCTTCCGTCTGAACTACTATATATTCATTTCCTTCAATACTTTCTATTTGGTAAGCCGGTTCATTTTTTTCAGTATTAATTCCAACCATTATAACATGAACCCAATCACCAACTTTTAATTCAGATTTGTCTGTCATTTATTTCCCTTTCATTTATTATTTACTAACTGTATATTATCTGTCCAATTCATTTTATATATGTGAACATTTTCATACTTATATGGTTTTACATTTTTGGACTCCAAAATATCAACATAATTAACATACTTTGAATTCATCGTATCCCTCACTTGATACACACCATCTTTATGATTATCTGGTGTTCCTTTAACAAGAATGAAATCTCCATAATCAAATGGACCACCCCACCTCTTTAAAAGGTTACGAGATAATGCTACAAATTTGTAATCACTTGCTTTACTGATACGAATTTTTGTTCCATCTGCTGTAATGTTTGGTGTTCTATCTGTTTGTGGATATACTGGTTGATACATTGTTACATCAACCTCTATACCAAACTTATAAAACTCACTTAAATTATTGTGTAATTTTTCATTTTCTATCAATAGTTTATCAACTTCTTCAGAATAAAATTCTTTCTGTTGTTCATACATATTAATAGAAACATAACCACTCGTCAATGTTACAAATGCTAATCCTAATATTGCCGTTTTTGTAGATATCATTTTGTCCTCTTTTAAATAATTAAAAAATCTATTGGGTCTAAAGGTGTTTTATTTTTGCGTATTTCATAATGTAAATGATAACCATATGACCTACCAGTATCTCCAGGCCGTGCAATTATATCGCCCCTCTGAACTATATCTCCCCACCTTACAAGTACCTTACTTAAATGCCCGTATGAAGAAGTATATCCATTTTCGTGTTTTATAACCACACAATTTCCTATATTATCATTAAACCACCCGGCCGAGATAACTTTTCCACCACCAGTTGCATAAATATTTTCCCACGGTCCTACTGGGATGTCAATTCCTGAATGAAACCCTCTTGGATTATTTCTCCAACCAAATGAAGAAGATATAACAACTGTATCAGTTGGTGATGCTAGTGGTAAGTTTCCAATAATATCATTTAGTTTTTCATTCTTATCTCTTAAAAAATTTATTTTTTCTTCTAATAAATTTATCTTTTCATCAAACAATTTTGATTGGGTAGCATCTCCTACTGTTTTATTAAGAGAAAAAAACCCCCACATCATTATTACAAATACTACTCCCGCCATTGATTTATTGACAGATATCATTCTAATTCTCCCATTAAATTACTGACTTGATCTTACGAAATAAATTCATAGAAATCAAGTCTTTTCTCGCTTAAAAAATACAAAGATGGGTTCATATTTAAGATATGTTCCACCTACTTTCACCGCGTTTTTGACATTAGATTGGTCAACTCCAACCATAGATGTCATCAACATTTTTAATTTACCTTGATATTCACCACCAAGAGATTTAACAATATCTATACTATCTTGTTCAAGCGGATGGTACTTATCTTTTCCAATTTTGATATCGGATATGTTCCATAATAAATATCTGTTTGATTTTAAATATTCAAAAGCAGTGGTCAAAGTTGGTCTTAAAAAACCATCTCTCCAACTATCATACTTAGGATATAACTTATAAGATTGTTCTTCATCTTCACTATATTGTTCTCTGTCAAAGTATGGTGG